CCAAATTACTCAACCGTTTGAACTCCAATCTGGACAGCTTGAAAAAGCAGGGCGTCGAAGTCGGGCGTCTGGAGAAGTCCTATCGGGCCATGGGGCAGGCGGCCAATAAAGCCGAGCTGAAGGCCAAGGGGCACCAGCAGCTTGATGCGGGCAAGGCTGGCATGAAAGGCGCGGTCGGTGCAGCGGTGGTCGGTATCGGCGCCCTGGCGGTGCCCACGAAGGTCAGCGCGGACTTCGGGGCGATTGTGCGAGATATCGCGATCAAGGCCGGCATTGCCAACAAGCCGCAAGAACAGGAGATGTCGCGCAAGATCATCGACACCTCGCGCGACACCGGTATGGCGCGCAACGATGTGGCCGACGTGGTCAATCAGTTGGTCGGCGCCGGTATGGACCTGAGCAAGGCGCTGGAGTACGCGCCTGTCGCGGCTAAGTTTGTCGTGGGGCAGGGATCCAGCGGTGTCGACACGGCGAAGATGATCAACGCCCTGGGACAGAACGCCAAGATCACCGACCCCAAACAGATGCAGCAGGCGCTTGAAGCGATCGCCTACCAAGGACAGGCGGGCAGCTTTGAGGCGGCCGACATGGCCAAGTGGTTCCCGGAGTTGCTGGCTAACATGGCCAGCAACGGCATCACCGGCTTGGATGCGGTGACGCAATTGGGCGCCATGTTGCAGGTCCAGATGAAGCAGGCAGGCAGTTCGGACGAAGCGGCCAACAACCTGAAAAACTGGATGGGTAAAATCGGCTCGACCGACACGGTCAAGGCCTACGAAAAAGCCGGTATTGATTACAAGGGATCGATGCAGACCGGTTTGCAAAACGGTATGTCGACGCTCGAAACCAGTATGGCGCTGGCTCAGAAATACATTCAGGCGACCGATCCGAAGCGTGCGGCGGCCATGGCCGAGGCCACGGCAAAAATCAGCGAGCAAGCCGATCCTGAAAAGGCCAAGGCCATGATGGCCTCGCTGGAAGAATCCCTGCGCACTGGCGACCTGTTCGCTGACATGCAGGTCAAGGCGGCGCTGTCGGCGTTCATGCAGAACAAGGCGCTGTACAGCCAGCTTAAAAACGACTCGCGCGAGGCGACCGGGATCCTCGATAAAAACCTCGCCGAGCGGCGTGAGTCGTCATCGCAGAAGTGGGCCGAGATGGCCCAGTCGATGGATGACGCCATGCGTAGCGTGGGGGACGCGCTGCGCCCGGTCACGGATACCGTGGCCGAGACGCTGACCAAAGTCACCAAGGGCATTACCGCGCTGTCTGACAGCGCGCCGGGGGTGGTGACGGGGATCGCGTTGGTCGGTGGTGGATTGGTCACGCTCACGGGCCTGTTAAGTTCGTTCAAGATGGGTAAAGGGCTGTTCAACCTGGCGCGCGGTTCGCTGGGTGGTGGCAAGGCCGGCGCGGTGCAAAAGGTCTTTGTCACCAACTCCGAGGATGGGGGCGGTGACGGCGAAGGCTCGGCGCCCAAGGGCAAGGCCGGCAAGGCGCTGTCGCTGGTGGAAGCCGGGCTCAAGGCGGTGGCGGCTTTCACGGGCAAGGGGGCCGAGGGCGCCGAGGATCAAGCGGACGGCAAGGGCGACAAAAAGCCCGGTGAATTCGATGTGATCGCGACCGGCCTCAAAGTGGTTTCGATTGTGAAAGACGTCGCCTCAGGCGGCGACGAGTCGGGATCGGATGACGACGGCGTCAAGAAGGTTTTCGTGGTCAACGCGGGAGCCCTGGGCGGCGCCGCTGAAGGCCCTGGGGAAGCGCGCCGGCGTGGACGCGGGTCAAGGCGCACCGCTTCGAGCCGTCGGCCGTTGCCTCGGCCGGTTAGTTCTTCGCGCTCGCCTATTCCCGGGGCACGGCCGCCGGTCCCTGTGCCGCGTTCGCCGATTCCGGGGCCTCGGCCGCCGGTCCCTGTGCCGCGTTCGCCGATTCCGGGGCCTCGGCCGCCGGTCCCTGTGCCGCGCTCGCCGATTCCGGGGTCTCGGCCGCCGGTCCCTGTGCCGCGTCCGCCGATTCCACCGGTACCAGTTCCGGCCGCGGCGATGGCCCGGCTGGGCGGGGTGGTGCAGGCAGTTGGCAAGATCGGCAAAGCCGCCAAGATGATTCCCGGCGGCGCGCTGCTGGACGCTGGCGCCATGGCGTTCGAAACCTATAAGAATGCCAAGACCCAGGGCGAACAGGCCGAGGGTTATGGCGCGGCTGCCGGCAATCTGGCGGGCACCATGGCCGGCGCGGCGGCCGGTGCGGCCATTGGTTCGGTGGTGCCGATTATCGGCACAGCCATTGGTGGCTTGATTGGTGCCTACCTCGGCAGTCGGGGCGGCCAGATGTTGGGCGGCTCCGTGGGTAAGTCGGTGTTTGGTGGCGAAGATGAAAAGCCCGAGGCAAAACCGGAAACCAAGCCGGCGCCGCTGCTGATGGCGCCTCGCCCTGGTCCGGCGGTTCCCAGCTTGGCCACCCTGACCCAGCCGCTCAATGGGGCGCCCGATCCGGGCAATAAGGCGAACGGTTCCGGCGCGTTGCTGATGGCTCAGGCGCCGGCCCCGCAAGGGCCAGTGCTGGGCGACGTCGCTCGCGCCATGGCCGTACAGGCGCCGCCCAAGCCAGCGGCCGTGGCGATCCAGCCCAAGGAACCGGAGAAGCCGGCACCGACCAAAGTGGATCAGCAGTTTCAGTACTCGCTGAGCATGCCGGTCACGGTGCAAGGGGATGTCAAAGACCCGCAACGCTTGGCGCAGGATCTGATGCCGCACATGCAGCGGATGATGGCGGACGCCGCGAAACAGAACGCAGCGAAGCTGTATGACGAACCCCACCTGTAAGGAGGCCGCATGGCGTATATGGAACAGTTGCAAGGGGGGCTCAAGTACTTGGTCGAAGCCGGGGAGGCGGGGCGACGCAGTGCGGAAAGCATGCTCGGCCCGGTCAACGGCGCGATCAGTGAAATCACTGGCGCGGCGTCCGAGCTGGAAAACATCCCGTTCGTGGGGCCGGCGATCGGCGCCAAGCTTCAGCGGGTGATGCGCGGCGTCGACGCGGCACAGGCCAAGGTCGGTCAGGTGGCGGCGGTTTACGGCCGGGCGACCCGGGCGGCCGCCGAAGTTCAGGAGCGGTTGGGGACGCTGAAGGAACAGGCGGGCAAGGCGGCGACGGCGATCAACAACATCGCCGGCAAGGTCAGTCCGTCGTTGGCCAACATCGTACCCACCAGTTCCTTTGCCGTGGATGCCACGCCGGCCCCCGAGGCGGTGAAGACGTTCCCGCATTTGCTGATCATCCAGCCGCGCGACCCCAAGGTACAGCCCTACTATTTCAACCTGGACACGGCGGCTTTCGACGAGCTGAGTCGTTCGACCGAATTCCGCTGGGCTTCCCAGGAGCGCCTGTCGCGCCGCCCGGCGCAGCAGGCCATCGGGATGGGTGAGGAAAAGCTCACGCTCAAGGGCACGATCTACCCGGGCTTCAAGGGTGGGCTCAAGCAGCTCGACACGTTGCGCACCATCGGCGCCAGGCTTCAGCCGCTGACCCTGACCACGGGCTATGGCGAGGTGATTGGGACGTGGTGCCTGAAGACTATCGCCGAGGAACAGGGCACGTTTTTGCACGGCGGGATTCCGCGTAAACAAGGGTTCACTCTGGAGTTTGGGCGCTATGGCGACGACATGCAGAACGTCTGATGGGGACATGCTCGATGTCATTTGCCATAACGTTTATGGCCATCTGAACGGCAGCACCGAAGCGGTGCTGGATGCCAATCAGGGGTTGGCGGATGAGCCCCAGCCCTACCGCTCCGGCGTGGTGATCTATCTGCCGGATCTGCCCAGCCCGACCGGGGAGGGGGTGAGCTTGTGGGATTGACCTCGGGCGCTACCGTCGCCGGCGGGCCGTTGCGTTACGCGTAACGGCCCTTTGTTTTTTGCCCCGCCGTGTGCGGGCTTTTTTTGGACAAAATCCATGACCCCCATGTTTCGAATCGTGGCCGATGGCGTCGATGTGACGGCCAGGATCAATGATCGGTTGTTGTTGCTGCGTACCTCCGACAAACCCGGGATGGAGTCCGACGAGTTTGAGTTGCGCATTGATGACCGCGACGGTCAGGTGATGCTGCCTCGGCGTGGCAGCTCGATCGAGATCTACCTGGGCTATGCCGAAACCTCCTTGGCGCGCGTGGGGCGTTACGCGGTGGACACGGTCGAGGTGTCGGGGCCGCCGGACACTATCGTGATCAAGGGCAAGGCCAGCGACATGCGCGGCAGTGGCAAGACCATCCGCAGCGGCAGCTGGGAAGAGGTGCCGCTGTCGAAGATCGTGGCCGATATCGCCGCGCGCAATGGCTGGCAGGCGGTGTGCCCGGTCTCAACGAAAGTCGCCCGGGTCGATCAGCTCAACGAGTCGGATTTTAATTTCATCACGCGTCTGGCCAAACAGTACGACTGCACGGCTAAGGTGGCCGACGGGAAGCTGTTGGTGATGCCGCGCCAAGCGGGCCAGACGGCCAGCGGCAAGGCGTTCGGCGCGATCACCCTGACGCGGAGCGACGTCAGTCGCTGGCAGTTCAGCCTGGGCGATCGCAACTCGCACAAGGCCGTGGCGACCAAGCACCAAGATAAGAAGACCGGCAAGCTCGCCATCGTCTCGGTGGATAACGACGACGCCCCGGATGGCTTGCCGGCGGTGCATACCGATCGGCATATCTACCCGAACAAGACCGCCGCCGAGTCGGCCGCCAAGGCGCGTTTGGCGGCGTTCAATCGCTCGACCGCTGACGTGCGGTTTGAGATGCCCGGCCGGACCGACATCTTTGCCGAGCGATTGATCAACGCCCAGGGCTTCAAGGTCGGCCTTGATGGCGAGTACTTGGCGGATTCGGTGGAGCAGGTGTTTACCCAATCAGGCTGGTCGACCACCGTCGAGTGCAATGCCGGCAAGCAGGGCAAATCCAAGGGTAAGAAAAAGAAAGCTAAGCCGCCGCTCAAGGTGGTGAATGTCAACGCGCCATAGTGCACCCCATCACCGCCCGAGTGCGATTTTTTTATATCTGGAGTTTTGTATGTCCGTCACTGAACAACAGCTGCAACGCATCATGCCGAACGCCCGCCGCCAAGCGGGCGTTTTTGTATCCGCTCTCAACGCGGCGATGGTGCAGCGGCAGATCAACACACCGAAGCGGCAAGCCGCATTCCTGGCGCAGGTCGGCCATGAGTCAGGTCAACTGCAGTACGTCCGCGAGTTGGGCGGCGATCAGTACCTGAGCAAGTACGACACCGGCAACCTGGCCTCGAAACTGGGCAACACGCCGCAAGCGGACGGTGATGGCCAGCGCTATCGTGGTCGCGGCCTGATCCAGATTACCGGCCGCAACAACTACCTGCGTTGCAGCCTGGCGCTGTTTGGCGACGAGCGATTGCTGCGCACCCCTGAGTTGCTCGAGCTGCCGCAATGGGCCGCCGAGTCAGCTGCATGGTTCTGGTGGATCCGTGAGCTGAACGTCCTGGCTGATCGGGATGAGTTCGAAGCGATCACCCGCAAGATCAACGGCGGCCTCAACGGCTTGGCGGATCGGCTGGAGTTGTGGGGCCGGGCGAGGGCGGTGCTATGCGTCTCGTCGATCTGATCCCGGCACCGTATCGGTTGCTGGCCAGCGGTGTGCTGCTGGCCGCGTTTGCCGGTGGATCGGCCGCGCTGGCTTGGCAGGTCCAGGACTGGCGTTACGGCCGGCAACTCGCGGAGCAGTCCCGGTTGCAGACCGAGACGTTGAATCAACTGACTCTGGCGGCCGCCACCCTGCAACAAGCTGAGCAGGACAAACGCCTGGCGCTGGAGCAACGGCTTTCAGCCAGTGAACAAATCCATTACCGAGTCTTGAGCGATGCACAACGTGATCAAGGTCGCCTGCGCGACCGTCTTGCCACTGCTGATCTGCGCCTGTCAGTCCTACTCTATTCCACCGAGTCAGCAAGCGGCGGTCCACTGTCAGCCACCCCCTCAACCGGCGGCGTGGTTCATGGCGCCAAAAGAGTCCAACTTGACCCAGCGCATGCTCAACGAATTATCGGCATCACCGATACCGGCGACCAAGGACTGATCGCCCTGGCGGCCTGTCAGGCCTATGCCAAAGAAGTCTCAACACCGAAGTGAAAAAGAGCGACCGGAGTGGATGCGTCAACATCCATCCCGGCCGCCGTCCCTGCAGATTGTCCCTGCAAGTCCAGCCAAGGCTCTTGCTCCGTGCACAAAGCGCGGCGAGCCTAGCACCTGTTTATCTATACAGTAAAGGCCTTGCTATCAATGTCCACACCCATCATCCCTTGGATGGGCGGCAAACGCCGCCTGGCCGATCGCCTCATCCCGCTTTTTCCCCCACACGAATGCTACGTCGAAGTCTTTGCCGGCGGTGCCGCTCTGTACTTCATGCGGCCCCAAGCCGCGCCGGTTGAAGTTCTCAACGACATCAACGGCGACTTGGTCACGCTGTACCGAGTAGTGCAGAACCACCTCGAAGAATTCGTGCGCCAATTCAAATGGGCACTCAGCTCGCGGCAGGTGTTCGAGTGGCAGAAGATGACCCGCCCCGAAACCCTTACCGACATCCAGCGCGCCGCCCGATTTTTCTATTTGCAACACCATGCTTTTGCCGGCAAGGTCACCGGGCAGACGTTCGGTACCGCGACCACTGGCCCGGCCATCAACCTGCTGCGGATCGAGGAAAACCTCTCGGC